GAAATGGATCTTTGGGCTCTTTGGTGCCATCTCAGTCAGATAGTGGTTGCTGAGTTTCTGCATAGCATTTCTGATGCAAGTACCACAACCAATGTTTAGTGTACCATATCCAGCATATTTATACCATTGTGCCAGCTCTCTCTTGAGAGGAGCATCAAGAGCAAAGGATCTTGTCTTGACATATCTGTCCACTTGTGTCTGGAGCTCGTTACTTATTTTCATAGATCAAGATTAAGTCACTGATTAGATATGAGATGAAACCAAGGGCACAGAGCCTCCATTCATACATGGAAAAGATTGCCACTGTTGTCCAAAATGACATGCAGCTCTGGCAATTAAATGGCTTGATGTCTGGCATCTGAAAAGTGAGGAGAGCTCTGGCAATCCCCACTGATAAAAGAGGAATGATGTATATCATATTTGAATTTATTAATTGCTTTGTTTATAGTATCCAGGTTGATTCCTGTGAGGCCTTTGATTTCTCTGTAAGTCATGCCCATGAGTCTCATCTTGGTGATCTCTTTGCAGAACAGCTCCTCATCATTGTCAGGAGATTGCTCAAGGTAAGCATCCAGGATCTGTTGGTATTGAGTCTCATTGTACACATCCTCCTCTGCTATTTTATCAAATCCTTCTGGTATGGGCACTGATCCTCTGTACAATTGGTTGAACTTTGATTCTTTCCAGTTGTATTGGTTGTATGCCCATCTGGCAAATACACGAGGGAGATCTTGCTCTTTGATGTTGAGCTTTGCCAATAGTAGATAGACATGGGGCACAAGGTCATGGTGAAGGTGATTTCCTCCTGTGATCTTGTTTGCGATGATATAAGCCTCTTTTTTCCAGAATTCCACATCACTAAGTTATTGCTTTTTAACATACCAAGAAAACCATCTCTGATAAAAGTCATCATTGACATTCTTGCCAGTGAGGAATCTGTGGATCTTGGATGGATTGACAGCAAGGTCCTCGGCCAAGTGAATGGCCTTGTATCTCCTGGAAAGCCTGGAGAGAGTTTCTCGAATCATCCAGTCCTTGATACTCTCTCCATCTTTTAGGGCAATTAAAAAATGCCTTGCACTTTCCATGCTTCCAATGTGTTAAAATATTTGACCTCTCCTTGTGGGCTTTTCCATTCTCTGCCTTTGAGATTGAATGACACTGTAATCTCCTCACCAACTCCAAATGGATCAATTATATCTGTTCTGTCATTGAGTAGCTCAAATGTGATGAATTGCTCATATTTGTCATCCATCACTTTGATTGTGAATGGTCTTGTTGAGAACTTCTCAGATCTCTGTTGTGTTTCTCCTTTGACATGCAAGATGCCCTTTACTTCATAACTCATATTTACTTATTTATTAATTGTTGCATATATTGTGAATAAAACTCTGATGCATCTCTCAATCTGGATAGCATCAACTCCTCCTTCATCTCATCTCTCTCATATTGTACCACAGTGATTCTCTTGGTTGGATCAATATGAGATACCTTGTGAATATCTCTATTGTCCCAGTCACTCAAGAGCTCATTATCTGTGTCAATCATGCAAAAGATCACAAATGCTCTTGGCTTGTTGAACAGGTGCATATATCCTCTCACTTGCCATTCATAGGAATCAGCATCCTCTGGCAAGGCTGGAAAGGTCTCAAGGCTCCAGGATGTTTTGATGTCAATGATGGAATCATCAGTGATGATATCTGGATGTCCTGAGAGATATCCTTGATTCTCTCTCAATTGATTCTTGACAAAGTTGCTACCAAACCAAACTGAATTGACCAGAGCAATGGATTCCATTTCATACTCTGTGCCCTTTCTCATTTGCTTGGTCTCAACCTTGCTGGTATATCCATAGAAATTCTCTTTTGCCAATTGCTTGATGTAGCTCTTGGCTGTATCTGATAAACTCTTGGCTGTCTCTGATAAACTCTCAGACTTTTTCCTTGGATTAGTCATGAGCTTTGGTAATGATGAACATCTAAATATCATAACTGTGCCTCCTGTTCTGGTGTTAATTTGTACGTTTCTTTCAATGACTCAACAGTGTATGTGCCTTTTTTAATGGCAGCAAGAGCACTTGAGAATCTCTCATCAGTTATTGATGGCAGCTCTTTCTTGCTATTTGACACCTCTTTGCCATCATCATCCACAGCTTGCAATGCCAGGATTGCCTGTAATGTTGCCCTCCGATAGTAAGTTGTTGCACTGATCATCTTTTGTGGATCTGTAATCAATGGCAATGACAACCATGATTCAATCATCTGACCAGAATCAATGTCAATAATCTGAGTCACAAGCACTGTGTCATGGATTGGTTGCAATAACAACAGGCCATTCTCATGCAAGATTGGCTCAACAGTCTCCAGGAGAGCATTGATATCTGCATATGATTTCTTGAAATGTGGATTCGTTGCATTCTTAACAACCTTTCCAATGCTCAGCTTTGCTCTGTGTAGCTTGCTGTACAAACTGATTCCAGTCACTGGATCAGCTTTCTTTGCCCTCAACTTCTCTGATGTTGATGGGATGTCAAAATTTAATTGATTTTCCATATATGTTTGTTTATATTTTTACAAATGTAATGAAAAACTTTCATACCAAAGTACAAAGTCATCAAAATTTCTTGCAATGTAGTATGTGCCTCCAGCTCTCTCAACATCTTGTTGATATGCTTTCTGAGCATCTGATTGCCTGTCTGAGCCATATTTCACCTCAATCTTAACTGATCGGCCTTTGATGGTTGCTGAGATATCAGCTGTGCCCTTGGTGCCTGTTCCTGGAGTCCACTTGCCAGGGAGTTGCTTGAATGTATCACCAACTTGTATCTTGTTGCCAGCTCTGTATTGCCCTTGATTGGAGATTCTCTCAGCTTGTCCTGACATTGCCTTGATCCAAAAGATAATGCACTTGGTCAGGTTGTTGGCTGAATTATCTTTCCAGTCAGTCAATGGAATCATCTCCTCTCTCATGGATGGATATCTCTCTTTCAGTTGCTCAAGCTCAAGGGCCTTGAGTTTATCTCTGTTGGCTTTGTTCATAATCAGTGAATTTATTGAATTCATCCTCTGTGACTCTCTTGACATCAAATTGATTTGGATTTGATGTGCAATTAGCAACAAAATAGTGACCTTCCTCTTTTAGCTTATCCATAATATCAAAGAGAATTGTCTTGTGCATATCCACACCAACCTCAATAATAAAGTATTTTTTCTCCATCTTATTCTGATTTAAAGTTTTCTTTGTAGTATTGTTCTGCTTCTGTTATCATTTCTTGAGAATATGGTTTTATATATCCATCCCAATAAGCCTCAATAATCTGCTCTTTCTCCATTTCTTTGGCTTGTTTAAACCATTCTTGTATTTTATCATAACTACATAAGTCAGGATAATTTAACCAAGTATCCTGCAACCATTCTACTGCTGTTTTCATTCTATTCTGATTTAAAGGTTTCTTTTTCTTTCATAAATTTTTCAAAGTCAAAATCTTTATTCAAATATGTCAAAGCATGAACTGCTCTCATCTGATCAATCTCAATTAGCTTTGCTGTGCAACATATATTCATTCTTTCTTCATGAGTCATCTCATCCCAGCTTGATTTGTACAATTGTTGCTCAAGCCATTCTACTGCTGTTTGTTTCATATTATTTATTATTTAAAATGGAGCATCCTCCATTGGTGAAAATTCATCTTTATTATCTTTTATTATCATCTTTCCAATACCTCCCGAATAAGCTGTCTCAAATTCAAGATCATGAAATTGACAATACTTATTCAAATTACGAGTCATTAATGTCTGAGATACATTCTTTTTTCTTAACTCTGGAAAGCTGTCCAATAAGTCATCATAAGTTTTCTTTATGTTCAAATATTGATTCTTGTAAAGTCCTCCAAAGAATATATTCATCTCATTGCCAATTTTATCCAGGAGCTTTCTGTAATCAAGATTTTTTAATGGCATATCAATCAATCCATTCTCAAGATATATGCTAATGCAATTCATCATGTAATTATCAAATGAGGCCCATTCTTCTGCTGTCCATTCATTAAAAAGCTCATGACCAAATTCCATAATTGGAGTAAAATTATCATTAAAATAAGAACTCATCTCAACTTCATATTTTCTTGCATTGAATGATGCACTATCTCCTTGAATTGTGTAGTTAGTTGTGATGATAATCTTTGGAGATTCAGTTACATCCAGCTTGATGCTGTCCTTTCCTTTATATTCAATGCTGATTCCTTCTGTGATTACACTAAATAGATTCTCAAAATTAAATGATTTCTTGACATCATCAAATACAAGTACTTGACAATCTGTTGCAACACTCTGATATGGGAATGATTTATTGAAATCAAATGTCTTGCCATCTAATGATTGTACTTTTCTAAGTTGTTTCAATGCATTCCAAAATATTCCTTTTCCAGATCTTCCATTTGGATTCTCAGAGATGACCTCATCATTGAATATTATTGCTTTGTTGTTGCTGTTGGTCTTGAATGAATGCAACAGATATCCAATGACAGTCTGAAATGCTTTGTATTTATCTCTATTCTCTCCAGCTATCTTCCAGATGAATCTTCTGTATTCTGCCTGATGGTGATCTGTTGGATAATAATCTCTATTG